CGGGTACAAGATTTTTTAAACCCTTGTAATTAAGTGTTGACAAACGTAACGTATCTATGGTAAGATACCTGTAAGGACGAAACACGGCTATAGAAGCCGTGTCACGGGAGGTGATTATATGATCAAGGATAAATCCGTACGTGTGGATCAACTTGAATGGCTGTTTTTAAAAACCATACGTAAAAACAGGGGAAGGATGCTCACCATTCTTACAGGCATTAAACACGACCATGAGAGGGTCTTAAAAAAGGCTGAGACATCCGTCAATTATCCTAATGTTGCGCCAGCATTACAACAGGACATTAACGCACTGGCAAGGCTATGCGTTGCCGTTCAAAAATGCGATGAAAGGGGGGAATAAGCATGAGTAAAAAGCCGTGGAAGGTTATCACAGAGGAAGGAAGATCGGGAGAGATCAAAGTATATGGCAATCATCATTACAGGCCGGTAGATTATGCCGTTCCTGACTGGAACGAAGAAACGGGAGAGGAGGAGGCCTGTTTTAAACACAAGGGTAATACTTATTTTTTGTCGGAATTTGTGAACATACACAACAAAGTTCATAACCCGAACCCTCCCGAATGGATGAAGGAATTCGACGGTTATATGTCGGATTCTTACTTTTCCGGGCTGCTCATAAAACTTTCAGAGTGTGGGGAAGGCGTAAAGGTTTATACTTATATAAGCTGAAGGGGGAATAGTTATATTTAATTATTATGGCGTGTCTTTTATCTTGTTTAACTTTGCTTTTGTGGCATATCTGTTTTATCAAATCTATTTGATGGAAGGGGAAGGTAAAAATGAATGAGAGTAACATCACAGCAGAAGAGTACAAAAAAGGACTAGAGGAAGGCAGGGTGTTTTTAACCTGTAGTAACAACAGGGAAACATATTATCAAGTCTATATAATCGAAAATAACAAACCGAAAAGTATCTATGTTCCCGGGTCCGGTTATTGGAATGAGAAAAAAGGCTGTTACTACTGCAATGCAATGGGAACAAGCAGATCGTTAGAAGTTATATTAAGTATAGGTAGAAGTTTGAACCTGCCTTTCCGTGAGATACGGCAGAATTATCAAGTGTTGTAAGAAGGGGAAGAAAAAGAATGAGTAAATACTATGTAACTATGACAGACAAATTTATGTCAGGGTGGGGAATGGCTGAGAGGAAAATTAATAAATTAATATTTGAGTGCGATAGTTACGAAGAGGCCGAAATAGTTGCCGACAATGCCCGGAATAGAACGGATATGAAACATATCAATATTTGCACCCGTAAGCCTTATTACAATTACAGCAGATATTATCCACAAACAAAAACCAAAGAAGAATACGAAAATTGGTATAAGAAGGATTGCTTCAAAAACAGAGGGTAAATTTTACCCTCTTTACTTCCTTTATACCCTCATGTATAATATACATATATGTTTAAGAAAGGGGGTGCTTTATGAAGAGAGTACCAGTAACAGGAGTACATTCCGGATTAGGGGAGAGTGGGTGCCTTTTGCTTGAAGCTATGATCATTATGGGAGGGGTATGGTTGTTTACCTTATTAAAAGTGAAGTGAGGAGGAGAAGGAATGAAAGAATTGAAGGAATTTATAAAAGAAAATAATATAAGAATGAAAAGAGAGTATGAGGGATACCACACTTTGTTATATGATACCGAAAGGCTATAAAACAAAGGCCCGGATACTATTTCCGGGCTTTTTATTTATTTATACCCTTGACTATAAATATACATAGGTGTATAATAGAATTAATTTATGAGAGAAGGGAGACAAAATACATGTCTAGGACTGCGACAATTAACATTTATACGGTTAAAGAATTGTCAGAGGAGGCAAGGCAAAAAGCATATTATAACTGGTGTGGTAATAATGATTATCCGTGGGGGGAGGATAACGAGAATACCTTAAAGGAATTTGAGAAAGTATTTCCTATAAAAATTAGAAGCTGGGAGTATGGTGATAGGGGGGAACATATCAGCTTCATTTTTGAGGGTGATGAGGACATAGAGAATTTAACAGGAATACGGTTAATGAAGTATATCTATAACAATTATTATGATAATCTTTTTAAAGGGAAGTATTATTCAAAAGTAAAATATGTTAACGGCACGTATACTTATAAACATAGGTATTCTAAAATTGTAAAAGATAATTGCTGTGTATTAACCGGATACAGTATGGACTATGACATACTACAACCTATATATGATTATTTAAAGAAACCAGACAACAGAACATTCAAAGAATTACTAGATGACTGCCTTCAATCGTGGTTAAAGGCATGTTCAACGGATTATGAGGATTATTATAGCTGGGACAGCTTCCTTGAGGAATCAGAAGTAAATGAATGGGAGTATACAGAGAACGGGGATATATTTTAAACTATCCCCGTCATTTTTTCTTCCCTGTTTTTAAATTCATTTCATCGAACGCAGATCAAGGTTAACTATCTTCGGGATAGTCTCTTGTAATTCTCCCCACTTCCATATCATTTCATCGAATTCTCTTTGATGCGCCCTGTTAGCTAGTATATCCTGCCTTTCCTCTGCCGTTTTACTGTGAAACCATAGCCACTCATGGAAGTTCTCATGCTGCTTCTTTGCGTTTTCCTCCATATAGTTTCCTATACCCTTCCCGACCATTCGACCGAGGGAGTATATACTCATTTCATCGAACCTCCTTCCACATTTCCTCTAATGTCTGCACCTTAAACCTCAGTCCTACATCATTTTGTCGGGCTATATGTTTTTCAACGAACTGTTTAGCTTTCATTGTGTCACACACTACAAGTATTGTGGCGAACCTCTCACCTCCGGGCCAATCCTCTGTAGCCCACACACCTGTCTTAAAGTATTGTGTATAAAGTGTGGGCTTGTCGAAACGGGTATTCACCTCCCGGTGTACCTCTAGGAAATAAGGCTGACCGTTCCACACGAAGAAGGCATCGGGCTGTAACCCTTCGAGTACCGGTTCATCTTTCCACCTTTGCAAATTTCCAGATTTTTCATACTTTACCCATACCCAGTTTTGGAGTACCTTATGTTCCAGATCATCCGGTCTTTTCCCTAAACGGAAGTAAACCCAATCACTTATTCCCATGATTTTTGTCCGACGAACCAACCCAGCATCGAACAACTTCTTCGTTTCAACGCTTGCCTTCCACAATCCATAATTAGTTAACTCAAAAACTACAGCCGCTACTTGCTTATTAATTAATGCAATACGATTATCTAAAATACTAAGCACCTGCGCACGGCGCAAAACATGCACCCGGCAGTCAATTTCGAGCATGGAACCCTTGACACTACCAGCTTTCAGCTTACATCCGTTTTGTTCGTTCATGGGACCAGCCTCCGTACATTGTTTGGTACACTAATTGGATACAACCTTTGTAATATACCCTCACAGTCCTCCGGTTCGAGCCACATCACCTGTACCTGACGGGGATACCCATTGAGATATACAGCCCTGCCTTTATCTTTAACAAACGCTGCCATACTGTTCTTGTCTCCTAAAGCCCACTGACTGTTAGCCTTGTCACTTGTCTTAAAGCACAGCCGTACCGGGAGCATGGCCTTTGTGGTTCCCGGCATGGCATCCGTTGTAGCACGTTGAACACAGATGATCGGATGCACACCGGCGAAACTGCCAGCCATGCAGATTTTAGTTATATTGTCTTTCACCTCATTGTCCAAAAGTCCGTACTCGTCAATAGGCAGTAGGATGTGTGGGATATAATCCCTGCCAAGGGTATTGTACTCCAATATGCTTGTAACCCTTGCCTCTTTGATCTTAATAGCCCTAACACGTATTTCATTGAGAACCTCCTTCACTACTCTTGCAGCTTGCTCATTATTACCAGCCCACATCTTTGTGTGTGGGCATCGTTGGAACTTGTCAAACTCCACACCGTCTTTTAAATCAATCGGGTACATAATTACTTGTAGTGGTGTGTAGTTGGTGACAACAGCCGTTAGTGCCTGACGGAACCACACACTCTTACCCCACCGAGGCATACCCATAACCAGTACACCGAACTGCTCACCTTGGAATAGTTTAAGAATGACGAAGCCCTGTCTGCTTATACCTATAGGTAAAGCTAACGGGTACTTCTTAATACGTGCGGCAAGCTCTTTGTCGTACATAAACCGTCTAGGCAGTCCTCGGTTGAACACTTGAATGTGGAGCCAGTTAGAGTTATCCATCCATAACTTACACTCACCCTCTACCGCATAACACAACTCCGGGTATCTTTGCATAATGGTATCGAAGGATATACCGGGGTACAATCCCACAATCATTTTAAAACCATATGGTGCTTTGTATATCCTTGCTATCTTTGGCTTGAATACTACTTTACCTTGTTCTGTTTTAACCAACCCACTGTTGACAAAAAACTGTTCTACCCTCTCACGTAAACTGTTACCGGGGAACAGTCTCCATGCTGGCATAACCACATCCCGTTTAAGGGCATCGAGAAAACGTGTAAGTTCTTCCTTTTGGACGGTATCAAGTAAATTCAATCAGATCACTTCTTTCTTTAATACTTGATTAAGGAGTTCTCTTGTAAAAACCCATACGCAAAAATCCTTAAACCCTTTCACCTCGCCTTTTTTAAAAAGTTGATCAACATAACTCTCTGCTTCTTCCTCTGTACTAAACCCCTCGTAGCAAATAAATTTATCCTCTCCGGTAACAGGGTTTAATACCAATAAAACAATATAGTCATTTAGCAGCATCCGGTATCTCCTCCCTACAGGAATCACAGTACCATATCTCTCTGTAACCATCGTCATAAAAATCATCTATCTCAATTACAAGACCTAACTCTTCTGTTGGGTACTCATCTCCGCAGTATTCACAGTCTACCCATTTAGTTTCTTTCATTAGTATTTAACCCTCCTCTTTTAGTCTAAGGCATCCGGTATGTTATCACCCTCCTTCCATGTTCTCTCCCTCTCTGATCGTACTTGCAGGAATATCTCCATCAGTCTGAAAGCTGCCACACTCAAGATAGTCACTCCGATTGTTTCTAACATAATTAGCACCCCCTTTAGTACAATAAATGTATGCCGGGGGTGCTTGTCTGTGTGTATGGTAATTAAAAGAAAAAACCCCTCATTCGAGGGGCTTATCGTTTTTCTCTTTTTTGAATAGTATGAAAAGTATTCCGAGGGGAACCCACACTATACCAAGATTGACAGCGTAATTAATCACTGTTACTCCTATGTCTACATGCCTTCCTCCGAGTGGCCCTGATACCTCCGGTGTCGTTCCAAGGAGTACAATTACTGTACCTATACCAACGAGAACAAGTATTATTTTCTGTGCCAGTGTCATCCCTTTACCACCTCCTGAGATAGTATATGCACCACATCTAAAATTAATCACCACACCACTTCCACATCTCTTTTTGACCGCCTTGCTTTCCTTTAATGTACTCAACCTCTCCACTTTTTTTAAGGTACTCTAAAATACTTAACAGCTTTCTTGGGGTCAAACCGGACACCTGCTTTAACTCAATAGGTGTAGCTTGTCCTTGACTCTTTAACAACCCTCTTAATCTTTCAACCACTTGGTTCTCTTCTTCTATGTTCGCACGGTAGAAGGTCTGACCGGCCTCCCCTATATCGAAGCTTATACGACATCTACCCGGCTTGGCGAAGCTGCGGAACTCCCTCTCTATTTCAACCGTAGTCTTGTCCTTCAGCTTAACGTACATGGCACTCTCTACCCATGCGTGCCACATGGTACTACCATACATCCTTTGACCGCCACGCTTACTAATACCAGCCTTGTTCCAGTGGTGGATCAGCATAACAGCCGTACTATATTCATCACTTAATCTAAGCAACCAGTTAAGTATAGGACGAATATCCTTCGCTGAGTTCTCATCAAGACCGCCGAGCATTAAGTAAACAGGGTCGAAGATAACTAAAGCAGGTTTCATTTCCTTTACCTGCTGTTCTAACATCATCCTATCTTCATCCTCTGCGAAGCTGAACTGTTGTGTATTGAGGAAGTAGATAGGAAGTGTGGGAGGTCGTTGGAACTCAAGCTGGTTTCTGATTATCTTAGCCTTACCTTCGAGTATCTTCTTGTTATTAGCTACCTTCCTTAGCCTATCCTGTACTGTGTAGCTGTCATTCTCCTCTTGCACTATCAGTACCGGCCCCGTATGCTTTACCGGAAACGTACCGAATAACGGTCTGCCTGATGCAACCGATACTGCTATGTCGGTGCTGATAAAACTCTTAAAAGTTTTTGGTTCCCCTGCTATAATACCATGACTGTTCTTCTGCCACCAGCCTTCAATGAGCCACTCAGGACGGTTGATCTTACGTCCCATAAGCTCAGTATAAGTAGTCCACTTCTTCTCCGTGGCTTCTATTACAATATCGTCCTGTGTTTTTTCTAACTGAGCATCAAGGCGCAGCTCCCTGTCGTGGCGGTCAGCAAACTTATTCCACACAGATAAGTCCAAAACCTTACGGACTGTCTCCTTTGGTACTCTTGCTTCCTCAAGCAAACGCTGTAGCTGCCACAGCCTAGCACTCCTGTCTTTGTCTTGTGTGGCCTCACTTGCTGGAGTATTAATAAGTTCCCATGCTCTTGCTGTAATCTTTTTACGGTAAGGGTAAAGTAAAGAGGTAATATTCTCAGACACTTCCTCTTCTACCTCACCGACAATCTCAGGGGTGTGGATAAAACTGTGGATACTGTGGACAACCTTCTTCGCATAAAGTAGTTTACCCTGCTCCCCTCCTCGTTTGTAATTGATACTCCCCGGTACTCTCAATACCCTGCTTGCGTTCCATGTTCCTTTATCTGCTTTAATCTTATAAGTAAGTTCTTTATTAACCTCGTCAAACTTTTCTACATCTAAAGGAGTATCAAGCAACCACACCGCATGACGGTTATTGTCGCTTGTTTTCCACACAATGCTAGGCTGTGGGTTTATCTGTTTTAAAGGAAGGCAACCCTTCTCGCTGTCAAGGTCGGCCCACAGTACCTTAATCTTGTCTATGTTCTCTCTGACTCTGCTTTCGGATTGATAAACAGCTACAGCCCAGTAGACATCTCTCTCTGCTTTTTGTGCCTGTTTTATGTACTCAAGCATATCCCTCTTATCGCTAGGCCAAGGGAAGAATCTATCCTCCCATGAGCCGTTTACAGCAGGGTTGTTCGAGGAGAGACAAACATAACCCGACCCCTGCCAGTTCCACACAAACGATGGTACGGTCAGCATCAGGTTATGCGCCTCCTGCTTTTTCTTTTTTAGGTATATCCTCTTCGCTGATGATCCAGTTCCACCCTACCTTACGGGCTTTGAGCCTCCTTGTCATAATCATATACCATACTTGGTCGTATTTTAAACCAAGCATCTCTGCTACCTCTGAGATAGAGTATAATTTTTCCATAATCTCACCTCAAAAATAACATAACAGAAAATTTTTCCTCATACAATAATAATTTGGAAATTTTATTGGAAAATATCTTGACAGCAATCAACCAGTTTGCTAATATATGGTTAGTAAAATTGAGAGCAAAAAAAAAACCCCCATTAAGGGGTTTAATGATTGCGAATCTGTTTCATATTCTTTACCTTAATCGGATCATGAATGGTTATCTTGAAGCGGAACTCTCGTTCTTCGGCAACAATGATCTCTTGAGGACTATACCCATCTATTAGGTATTTTGACATAGTTTCGACAAGAGTATCATAACTAACGAGTTTAACCGTACCGGGGATGTCCTTCTCAAGAGCAACTAGGTATCGTCTTTCTGTACTCGGCATGATGTCACCTCCTGTGAATAGTTATACCACACTGTTTAGGAGGTGTAACCATGTAAGTTATACCAAAAAAGGAGTGGTTTTATGGAAGGGATTAAAAAAATCATAATCTATGAACGTAACGGAGGTGTTACAAAAGTAAAAAAAGACTTCCTACTGTTCCACATTGATCAGGTAGAAGGGGGCAGGGAGGTTGTAGCAGCTTCAGACCTTAGCGGTGACGACAATCTGCAACTGCTTGGTATGCTAGTAGCCATGATAACCAACTCGGTTAAAAAAGACCTCCCACCTGCTATAAGAGGGCAAGCGTACATGACTATACTTGATACACTAAAAGGAGCAGCAACACAAGTATTCGAGGAACATCAGGAGGACATAGCTCTTGTAATCAAAGATGAAATGAGCGAACACTTAAAGAAGAGGATTATCCTCCCCGGTGATGTTAATTGAAACTGCGAACAAAGCCGTACCCTTTTCAGCTACAAGCACTCAAGCAAGCTATAATCAAAAAGAGGTATGCCTTGTGGCTTGAACCGGGATTAGGCAAAACCAAAATAGCTATTGACTTCTGTTCCTACTACTTCAATAAGGGATTGTTAAAACGTGTAGTCATCGTTTGCCCTCTGTCAATCATAGGGGTGTGGGAGGACGAGATCGCAAAACACTGTTCAGTACCTTTTAAAATATGCACAGGCCCGTTTGAACCACTGACAGATAATGTACTTCAGTTCTATATTACCTCATACGGTTATATGTCATACCGTAACAGAGATAATAGAAAGTGGAGACACCTTGAAGAGTTCTTCAAATTGAAACCAGAATGTGTGATAGCCGATGAAGCACATGGCATTAAAACCCACACATCCAACCGTACCAAAGCTGTTAGACTCTTATGCAAGGACAAGCCTTTTATTCTACAGCTCACAGGTACACCACAACCGAACAATGCTCTTGACTTATATAGTCCTATGGAGATAATCTCCCCCGGCATATTCGGTAAGTGGGTAGATTTTAAAAACCGTTACGCAGTATACGACTTTAACGGTTTCAAAGTAATCAAATGGTTAAACCTCGACGAGCTGAAAAAGAAGATACAACCACATGCTATTAGAATAAGGAAGGATGATGCCTTAGAGCTACCGGAGAGAACACATCAAATAATACCTGTCAACCTTCAGATAATACAGAAGGATGCTTACGAGAGAATGAAGAAGGAATCCTACCTGCGGTTATCGGAGAAGGACGAGGTAACGGCTGACATCGTACTGACACAGTACCTCCGTTTGCAGCAGATAACCGGGGGGTTCACAGTAACCGACAAGAAAGAGATATTAAAAGTAGGGGAAGCAAAAGACCTAGCACTTGAAACTTTACTGCCAACATACACAAGCGGCAAAGGGAAAATAGTTATATTTTGCAGGTTCCTCGAAGAGATACGAAGAAGTGTGGAGGTAGCTAATAGGTTAAAACTAAATCCGTTGCAGATAACAGGAGGAATGTCAAAAGATGAAAGGGACAAAGCGAGGGTACTGTTCCAAGAAAACAGCAAATGCAAGGTACTTGTACTTCAAATTGCTACGGGAGGTTGTGGAATTACTTTACACAGAGCAAACACAGCGATATTCTATTCGCTCACGTTTAACTCTGCGGAACACGAACAAGCCTGTGACCGAATCCACAGAATCGGGCAAAAGGAAAAGTGTCTTTACCTTTACCTCTTGGGAAGATGTACTATAGACGAGTACATTTATAAGTCCCTCATTAAAAAACAAAAACTGGCTGACCTTACTGTAAATTGGAGGGAGGTGTTGAAGTGAGAGGAATAGTAAGAGCTGTGGACGGTCTAGGGAGAGTCACGCTTCCTATGGAGTGGCGTAAGGCACTTGAATTAAAGGAACAGACCCCCGTTGAAATGGTACTAACTGGTGATGGTATCCTTATCATACCTTACAAAAAACGTAAAGAAACCTGTCCCCATTGTGGAGAAGAGTTGACAAAGGAAAGTTAAACATATATACTTAAACAAGGAGGTATAAGAACATGACTCGTATAACAATAGAAACGGAAGGCCAAGAACCGAAGGTACTAGAAACAAGGGATGATCAGTATATTGTTGGTGTAACGGAAGATATAAACGGGAAGAAACTAGGCGTTGAGTTAAATATTCACTGTGACAAACAATCATTAACACGTATAGTACAGGGCATAATTGAAAACCACGGTGAAGATATATTATTATTATTTTTAACTATAGAGAAAAAACTGAGGAGGCTTATAGGTGACAACAAAGAAGAGTCCAGCGGAGATAAAGAGCCTGATACTGAAGGCGAAATGGCATCTGCTTTGCATAGACATCTGCAAGAACTCTTACGAAATATCGGGAAATAAGGGAGACTTGGAGGAAATCCCTTACCATAAAAGACTTGCTGAACAATACATGAAGGAGGCTAAACAATGGCAAAAAAACAGACAGTAGTAAAGCCCAACAAGGACACAGTTATTACAGGTGCTTTATTCCTCATCGGTGAAGCAGAGATAGAGATCGGTAAACTCACAACACCACAGCTTACACAGTGGGCAAGACAAAATGTTGCCGATAGTGCAAGGGGGTATCTAAGAACTGCAAAGGAACAACTGAACACCCTCCTCGACGAGAACGTAGAAAAAGTATCCACACTCGTTGAAGAAGATGTGGTGATACTAGATGACGATACGGAATCCTAACTGTAACCTATGCGGACTTGGGGCAGGGGCAAACTATCCCTGCCTCACTGGTCGAGGAAACACCAAAGCTAAGCTGATGATAGTAGGACAGAACCCCGGTTACAATGAGGATCAGTGTGGCAGACCCTTTATCGGCAGAGCCGGTGAGTACCTTGACAACTCTCTCGCTCAATACGGTATCCAACGGTCGGAGTGTTACGTGACTAACACCGTTAAGTGTTACACTGAAGGCAACCGACCACCGACAAAAGCCGAGGTCAAGGCTTGTGTCCCTTACTTGTGGAGGGAGATAAAAGCACTTAAACCACAGTACATAATGTTGCTTGGTAACACAGCTCTATCAGCTATTGGTATGTCGGGTGTGATGAAGTACCGGGGCAGGGTAATAGAAAAGGAAGGCTTCTCGTTCTATCCAACAGTCCATCCAGCCGCCGTACTACGTAACCCTAAGAACGATACAATATTCAAACAGGATGTGGCGTACCTCGCCAACCTACTTAAAGGCAAAGACACCACACCACAGTATGACATACAGTACGTTACCGACATTGACCGTATTAAACAGATGTGTAAAGAGATAGATTCATCCAAGATGATAGCTTACGATATAGAGTCTGAGGACTTGGATGAAAGACAAGGTAGGATATGGCTTATGGGTGTAGCTGTTAGTCCTACAAGAGTATGGGTACTCCCAGTAGAACACCCCGACAACCGTGGAGCCGATTGGGTTTTTAAGTTCTATCTTAAAAGGATGATAGAAAAAATTAACTCAAAAACACGATGGAGGGTAGCACAGAACGGCAAGTTCGACAACAGGTGGTTAAAGCATCACATAGGCATAGCCCCTCGGATGAATTGGGATACCATGCTTGCCTCACACCTGCTCAATGAGAACACACCTAACGACCTTGAGTATTTGTCACAGACCATGCTCGGTATGCCTCCCTACAAGGGAAAGATAACATTCTCAGGCGATAAGTTATCCTCCCTTAAAGAGATGGGAGACTACTGCGGAGAGGACTGCTGCAACACCTACCGAATAGCACAGAAACAGATACCACAAGTAAGGGACGATACCCGGTTATGGAAGCTCTATACTAAACTCATTATACCTTTGTCTAAAACACTTGAAGATGTGGAAGCGGTAGGCGTGTATATAGACACTGACAGGCTTGCCGAGCGTAAGCAGATATGTGAGGAAAAGATAAAGAGCTTCGAGGATGAAATGACATCTCTTGTACCGGATACCCTAGAACGTCCGGTCAAAAAGTATAAGACCAAAGAAGATGTGGTACTCCCTTGGAACTTCAACAGTTACCAGCAGGTAGGCAAGATGCTCTTTAATGAGAAGGGATTTAATCTGACACCGTACAGTCTTACACCTACCGGGGAGCCTTGCACCGATGACGAATCACTTACCTTTTTAAAAGACGATGCACCGGAGGAAGCGGTAAAGTTTATTGACACCCTTTCCACATACCGTACATGGCGTAACAAATACCTTGGTACTTATATAAGTGTGTGGGAAAGCAAACTGCAAGATAGTAGGGTATATACCTCATTCAAAATACACGGTACAGTTACCGGGAGGCTCTCAGGAGACTTCCAGCAAGTACCGAGGGAGAAGTTCATCCGGTCGATTATCTCCACACCTCCCGGTTGGTCAATAGTTGAACTCGATTACAGCCAGCTTGAGTTAAGGCTAATAGCCTTTGCATCAGGCGATCCTCGAATGATAAGGGTTTATCAAACAGGAGGAGACATTCACACTGAAACCGCTTCAATCGTTACGCATAAAGCTATGAGTGAGATTACGAAAGAGGAGCGTTTCAAGAGCAAGGCGATCAACTTCGGTGGTGACTTCACAGGCCGAAGTAAAACCCACTCAAAACGGGGAAACCTTACGAGGCAATCCCGTGCTGCGTAAGTAGTGTAGAGACTTATTACAGGCCGACTACTCTTAAAGAGTAAATCAAACGAGCTTGTATATACGGTGGGCTTGGAGGAGTAAAAATGATATGCAATTACAGCATCAAAAACTGTAAAAGGTGTAACGAACCGTTCAAACCAAACAGTGGTAGACAACTTTACTGTGAACCCTGCCAACGGGAAGTTAATACTGAAAGGTGTAAAGACAGGTATAGAAAAACTTACCAAAGAAAAGGGTATAATCAGTATAGGGAAAATAATAATAACTGGAAGAACGGAATCGGAGTATTCAAGGATATTGCTTATAATAGCTTACCACGCCTATGTAATAGGTGCGGTTCAACAAGGTTCTTAGTAGTCCATCATAGAGATCACAATAAAAGCAATAATGACCTTAGTAACCTTGAAATACTCTGTAAAAGTTGTCACCAGAAACACCACAAAGTATACTTAAACTTCTCCAAGAAGGTATAGTCCGGTACTCCCGGTGACGGGAGACAACACAAAGCTGTGTTACGGAATGTCAACGAACGGCTTCCGTATTTATGCCAAGACGGATTATGGACTAGAACTTACACAAGAGGAGGCAGAACTCTTCCGTAAGAGATACTTCGAGGCTTATGTGGGACTGAAACCGTGGCACGAAAGGCAAAGGGATATAGCCCGTAGGCTTGGGTATGTAAGACACGCAAATGGCCGTATCAGGAGGCTTCCCGATATTCATAGTACCGAGAAGGGGATACAAGGCGAAGCAGAACGTCAAGCAATTAACTCACCCATTCAAGGTTTCGGCGGTGAGATTAACAACCTCGCTGCGGTAAGAGCAAAGAGACAAGTGGATTGGGATAAAGCTAAACTGTTTCTGCTTATACATGACTCTCAAATGTGGTATGTACGTAACGACTACATTGACACTTTCATACCTATGGTCAAGGGTATAATGGAGAACAGGGAAGCGTTGGTAGATGCTTTTGACGTAGAACTCACAGTACCTTTAGTAGTGGATGTTAAAACCGGCACACATTGGGCTGAACTTGAGGAAATAAATTTATAAAAACTTGTTGACATCCCTTAAACCCTTTGGTATAATAACCTCAACACAAAGGTTAAGGGGGTGTAAACAATGGAGTATAAGTACCCGAACACTGTTGAACTTTGCAGTAAACCGGAAACCGTAAGGTATGCGTGGGTACTGGTTGTAGGTGATGACCCCTACATAGGAATGACCTACAACGGACTATTAAAAGTGTTTAAACGTGAGGGCATAGAACCGGAAGGCCCACTACCAGAAGGGGTCACACTTAAAATAGTAGACATCATCGACAATGTTATGATAGTTATACCTAAAGGCTTTGCTGTAGAAAAACTGCTCAAAGGTTGGAGAATAAACTACTATAACCCTAACTGGATACTAGGGAAAAGGAAATGATTAAAGGACAAGAGCTGACACACATACCCACAGGCAGACCGGTAGTTGTCTGGAAGGTTAAAAAGGACTCTTTTGAGGTAGTAACAACGGACGACGATGGTTGTCTGTGGGGGCTGTCCAAGGATTACATTAAAGATTTTAGAGAAAGGAGTGAGAGTATGAGTAGACTTGTGTATTGGGGTAAAGACCCTAACCCGGAAGAGTTCAAAGCTATGTGTCCTCCGATGGTTGGAACATACTCGGAGATCGCATCACGAAGAAGGTGTCCTCTACAGCACCATTATAACTACAAGATGAAGTTAGAGAAAAAGGTAGCAGGTCTGCCGTTGACACTTGGCTCGCTAGGACACACACTCATGGAAGCCCGTTACCGTGAAGGTGATTGGAAGCCCACACTAAAGAGCTATGTGGAGAACGAGTGGCAAAAGATGTTTGACGAACAGAGGGCAGAATACGGAGACTTGCCCGGTGAGGTTGACAGACTGATGAGAGGGTATGACTACTTTTACCGTAACGATCAATGGACAGTCATAGATACTGAAGTATCGTTCCTCACAAAACTGACCGACAACATAGGGTTAGCTGGTAAGATTGACCTTGTTGTAGAGGATGTTAACGGTAAACTGTGGGTGGTTGACCATAAGTTCGTCAAGCAACGCCCCGACGATGACTTCTTGGTGATGGAGCTACAGACCACACTTTATTATTGGGCTGCTACACTCAAGTATGGTAAGGACGAGGTAGTCGGTGTCATACTTAATTACATAAAAACAAAAGCACCCTCGATACCACACCTTAATAAAGACGGTACAATGAGCAAGGCAAAACTGGACACGGACTTGTTCACACTGTTAAGGTTCTTTAAAGAGAACAACTTAAACCCGAAGGAATACAAAGAACAGGTAGAGAGGGCAAGGGTAACAAGCAATGAGTTCTACGTCAGGAAACGTCTTGACAGACCGGGTTCGATGCTGAAGGTAGCACTAAAGGAAGCCGTAGCCACAATAGCCGATTGTTATTCTAAACGTCCCTTAACCCGTACCACAATCAAACAATGCTCTTGGGACTGTGACTTTCAACCACTGTGTTTTGCCGAACTCCAAGGACACGATACTAACTTCCTCATTAAGTCTCAGTACAGGGTAAAAGAAGGGAAGAATCAGGAGGTGACTGCTAATGTCGGATGATTTTGTGGAACTCACCCCCCAACCGGATAACTTCGACCCAAGAGAGATTGAAAACCTAATCCAAGAAGTAGACGATATGGATGATTATATATCTATACTGGTGTATGGGGTATCGGGGGTAGGCAAGACACGTTTCGGAGCTACAGGAGATAAGGTATTGCTTATCAACTGCAACGAGCAGAAGCCTATCTCCATCCGTGGCACAGGTTCAAAGGTTATTACAGTAAGAAGAGTACCTGATGATACCGAAAAAATTTTCTGGTACTTGAGAAACGGAGGCCACAAGAACTTTAATACTGTGGTAATCGACGGGCTATCCTCACTTCAGAAAATGTACGAGAGGCGTGTAGTGAGTGACGAGTCCAAGCTGAACAAAGATAAGCATAAAATCATTGTTACTCAACGTGACTACGGTATCGTAAACAACTATATGTTTGTAGATATAATGAACTTCCGTAACCTTCAAGATAGTATGAATGTCGTATTCCTCGCACTCGAAAGGGAACCGGATGAGAAAAACGATAGATACCGTCCCGACCTTACCCCCGGCTCCACAAGAGCTGTGGAATCTGCGGTGAATATCATAGCTCGTATGACACTTGAGGAAGTAACAGTAAAGGGTAAAGACCTCACCCTGCCGGTACAATACTACGGGCCACATACGGAGTGTGTTACAAAGGATTGCACAGGGAAGCTCGGTCAAAGAATTTTTAACCCCACAATTCCTAAGATACTCGAAAAAATTTATAAATAAAAAGGGAGGATATTAAAATGGCACAAGCTATTACTGTTGATTTTACCAATGTAACTGAAGGTGGCGTAACCCGGATACCTGCCGGTGACTATGTGTTCAAGGTAGTCAAGGTGGAGCAGAAGAAGTCCAACAAAGAGGGTGCTTTCCCATACCTTAACTGGAAGCTGCTCGGTGTAAACAGAGAGGCCAAGAACACCACAATGTATGAGATTACCACACTGAAACCGGAGGGGCTGTTCAACCTTTTCAACTTCCTCGTAGCTCTTGGTATCAACGTACCCAAGAAAAAAGTACAGATACCCCTTGACAAGTGTATTGGTAAATACATCGGTGCTACTGTGGACGATGAGGAATACCAAGCTAAAGACGGTTCTCAAAAGAAGAAGTCTGCAATCGTCAGTGTGTTCGGTGTTAAGAAAAACGCCAAGGGTCAATGGGAGAAGGTCGGCGGTGCTGACGAGATTGAACCCGACGAACCCGATCTGTCCGAGGATGAAATGAACGAACTCGGTGACGAGCTTGAGGAAGAAAACATCCAAGAGGAAGAGACAGTCGAAGAACCCGTTGCTGAAGAAAAACCAAAAGCAAAGAAAACCATTACTGCTAAGGTATCAAAGCCCAAGGAAAAGGCAAAGCCTAAGAAAGAAGAACCTGTTGTAGAGGACGAACCGGCTACAGACGATGATGACCTCGACCTCGAAAACGAGCTGGCAGCACTAGAAGCTGAGTTGAATGTCTAATCCCGAAACCCTGCTTGTTAATAAGATAATAAAAGCCCTCAAGGAACGGGGAGGGTACTGGTTAAAAGTACATGGCTCCCCGTTCCAAAAACGAGGGGTACCGGACATTGTAGGATGTTACGAGGGGTATTTTATAGCTTTTGAGGTAAAGCTACCCGGAGGCTCATACGATGCCACAGAACTACAGCTAAAAAATATACGTGACATCCTCAATGCTAACGGTATGGCAACCGTGGTAAGGAGTGTCGAAGAGGCACTAAAAATAATAAATTTCAAGGAGGAGTAAAAATGAGTGGAGATGTTTTAGAGATTGACTTGTCAGGTGTAGACGAAAACCAGAAAACAGAAAAACCAAAGAAGCCGGTGAGAAGAAAACCAGCCCCAAAGAAGCCAGCCGCCAGTAATGGGTTGACCGAAAAAGCAGTCAGAGATGTAATGGACACAGCCTTAACCGCAGCAAAGGCATTTGTCAAACCGGGAATGACTGTGGCAGAGCTTGACACAGCATGGACGAACGCCCTGACCGCCGCCAAAGCAATAAATAAATTGTAAAAAAAACCCCTCAAACGAGGGGTTTAGTTTTTCCTAGATAGTACAGCACCGGCAGAAGGTAAACCCACGGCTATACCGAACCATTTCATAATCTCAAGCATCTCAGGAAAAGGCTTACCTGTGAAGTGTCCGACTATATAAGACAAAAGACACAAACCCATCCCTCCCACAAATATATACTCTATATTAAATCTTTCCACACAAACCACACCTCCTTTTATAGTTTTAATAGGGCTTTTATAGTCCAACCGGCAAGTACAATAAGACCACCGATTACACCCCTCCTGTACCACTTCAGCTCGTCCTCAATACCATCTACTCGTTCTTTTAATGCAATAATCTCGGCTATTGTTCCCAAGCCTTTCACGCCCTCTTCCAATCTCGCTAGTCTGTCAATCACCTCGAAGGCAAATTCTTGAAAATCCATAGTTTCTTTACCAGCCACCGGAACCACACCCTTTCGGAACCAGAAGTTATCTTAAAGACCTAACATCGGGTACGGTTATACCCGAATCTCCGAGTAGTCTGATCAAAGCCCGTAGCCTGTCCCTCTCCTCGTATGTGGAAATCTCCCCTGCCCTCTGTGCTGAGAACAACTGTGGGCCTCCTAAGAAACTCATCATACGGGCTAATGCTCTCTCCTCGTCTGTTCCTTCGGCTCCTACATCCATACCTAACTGTGCTAAAAGTTCCGCAAGTATACCATATCCGGGTACTGCCGGTGACATTGTAGCCACATTACGATACAAGGGTATGTTCTCTAGGAGGTAAGCTAAGCCTCTCTTATCTAAGCCAGCCTCTCCCGGTAATCCTTCTGCCTTTTCACCTTCATAACTTTCGATAGGTGTGTTAGAGAAGAACTTCTTATTCATAGCCAGCTCAACAGGGGTTCTGAATATCGGGTTAATATTTGATAACATCTCAGAGAGAGTACGCCAATCCATCGGTAGTCTGGAGAGGTCTTGATACGGCAACGGGGATGATAGGAACATCTCTCCTCCGGGTAGTTTCATAGCTTCGCTCTCTTCAAGGAATGACGGTACCTGCCCCGGATCCTGTTCCTCACTTAACCCTCTGTGGTATTTTCCTACAGTGGCGAGCTTACCGGGCTGTTTAAAGGCTTCCTTGATCTGAAGCGGTATGTTCTTACGCATCCAAGTATAGAAAGGGAATACCCTCCGCATCCACGTTCTCTCAAAAGGTGTAAGATCGCCGTAGTCAAAGAGGTATGTCTTGACTTTTGCGGCTGCATCCTCGAAACTATCACCTTTCTTTAACCTGTCGAGGAACCCAAGAATACGGGAGGAGTTATCGGTTAACTTCGTAACAGTGACCATCTTACCTGTATACCACCACTTCTGAGGGTCAATCGTTGCAAATTGTTTCAATTTCGCCTTATTAATACTACCGTCAGGGTTACGCCAAGGCTCAAGCCTTAATGCTCCTGTCCTCGGCCCTTCCAGTGACCACCATCCGGTATCTATAACACCCTTAGCAGATGCCTGTCGCATAACCTCAAGGTAGGGTACATCTCTACCTCCGACTTTAACGGTCTTACCGAGTACCTCCGAAACATGAGGCAGAGCATCATTCTGTATGATAGCTACTGCCCCCTCCTTACTAGCAAGAGGATTAAAAGCATTATCCACATACGTCCAACCCTGTCTCGGCAGGTCGGGCAGTCCGGTGCTTGTAGGGAATATGATATGTCTGTCAAGTACAGAGGCCAGTCTAAATGACTCAGGGATACCACTTACGTTACGAGTACCCATAAGCCAAAGGTTATAGAGGTTACTCATAAAGTCACGAGGAACGTGACCCGGAGTGACCATATAGGCAAGGGTTCTGAACTGGCTTGTGGCATTATCAATGAACCGCAGAAAGGAGTTACGCTCTACAGGGTTGGTGTGGAGTTTGGTATAGGACTCCCATGCATCAGCCATCTCCACAGGGAGAGCGAATGTTTGAGAATTATCTGCCTCTCCCTTTTTACCTGTGGCAAGCTCCCGAAGAAAGGATGTCTCTTCTTCTGCTCCTACCTTTTCGATTGATACCCTGCCCGATTTATCACTCGTTTTGACACGATACAATCCGTAGCCTTCGGGTACGAATGTTTGACCGGCGTTACGCAACCTGCCCACATCCATACCGTACTCATTCCGTAGCATTTTGACAGCGTTTACGGCTTGCTGTGAACGTATGAAACGCTCCTGTACGGTAGCTATTATGTTATATAAATCCTCTTCGAGTAGGGGTTTCATTCCTTTACTAACGAGGTACTCATTAACCTCCTGCGGAGACAAAGCACCTGACGTTACTTCTCTGTCTTTAAGGAATGGGTTTTTCTTAGAAGCCATTTCAAACAGGCTATCATTGAATGAACCGACATCAGAATGTGGTACAAGCTGATCCACCGCACTACCGTATTTAAGTTTTAACACACCTGCCTCGGTCTTTGATGGAGGACGTAGGAACATATTCGGAACCCATGCAGGTAGCCATGTATCACGAATACCTTCCTGTGTGTACCACTTCTCCATATCTCTGCGAAGGTTATGAAAACGAAGGGATGCAAACGCCTCATTGTCCGTGAAACCTAGTTTTTTAATATCTTCTATAGCTTCAGTTTTGGGTTTAGTTTCAAACAGGTCTGTGAAACGTCCCTCCATTGAAAGCTCTCTTGTTAACTCCTTACGTCTGCTTAAAGGGATACCCTCGAAGTCTGCCCTTACAGCCTTAATATTCTCTTCAAGGTCACTTCTTGAAAGGTCATCCATACCTCTTACAATCTTTTGGAAGTTCTTCCCGGCCTCCCCTGCCGTGAGTATCTGCATCTCGTCACCATCAAGCATCCTCATAATACTATTTGTGGGCCGTGACGATATGAAGCCTGTGTCAAATGCCTTACCAAGAGAAGTACCCATAGGTGTCTGCATGAATTTTTCACCCATACGAGAGAGGTTAGTTACAATAGGCTTACTGCCGGGGATGGCTGCCTGTGCTACTTTGGCATTGATAATAGGCACAGACAAACCAGCCGTTAGGTGCTTGTCTCCCGTTGGTAGCTTTTTCTTAGCCCCCACACGCCCTAGCTCTGTCTCTAGAAGCTTACGGAAGTTATCGTAATCCTCTGGAGCTATCCTTTGTAACCGAAGGCTCTCATCGGCTTTCTTCAAAAGACTCCCTACGAGATCACCCACACTCTCTCCGGTGACTCCCTCTGCCCTTTTACCAAGTGTCTCTGCAATGGTTTTAGCCGTGTCATCTCCAAAGGCTTTTTGAAGTAACGGTGTACCCCTTGACATACCCTTCGCCGCTGCCGAACCCACACCAAAGGTGAGCCAGTTAACGGGGTCTAAGGGGTTCAGCACAGAGCCAAGGAACCCAGCAATACCGGCAGGTGAGGGGGATACCTTAAACTTGTCAAACAAGGTAGTCTCAAATAAAGGCTCCTCGGATACCCCACGATGAACGGCTATATCTCTCGGTTTAATACTCTCCACACCTCTAAAACCCCGTCCAAAGGCCGAGAGTGGGTCAAACTGTGGGGTGGAGGACAGGCTGGGAGCTAACAACTCCCCTGCCGCCCCTCCTGCCCCACGCTCGAACCTTTCAAGGAAGCCGAATACCTTTGAAAGAAAAGACTCACTGTTCTCAGGCTCGGCTTCCTGTCCATAACCAATAGCCCGTAATCTTGTACGGGCATTGTCTACCTCTCGTTTTGTCCTTGATAAGTTTGTAGAGGCTCCCCCAAAGAGGGAATCATACATACCTGTTGCCATTTGTACCACCTACTTTAATAGGTTTAGAATATAACTAAGAGGGTTATTTACCGGAATATCATACTTACTCTGGGTGGTTTGAGTACTAGGGGCTAATCCTGTTTTATTCGTGTACCACTGATCAAACCCTTGTGCAAGGGAGCCTCCGCTACCTCCTTGTTTTACAGGCCATGTTCTGTCGATAGCTGCTTGGATATAAGCTCTGTCGGCTGCCGATATGATACCACCATAGTTACCTAAGTAATTCTCTGCATCTTTACGACTCTTAGATGCAAGAACTGAATCCAGCACTTTAATACCGGCCTCGGTCATATTACCAACCATACTAGCAGAACCACCACCGCTACCACCACCGGAACTTCCCCTCATACTGGCAAGCTCTCTCTGAAGTGCTTGGTTGGCTTCGGCTATTCTCATATCTGCTGTCTTTGTGCCTGTGGGTATATCCAATCCTAAACCTGCAAGGGTTTTAGATAGATTATCGTCTACCACACCTACAGATGACAGGAGGGAGATAGCTCTTTGTAGATTCTGTCCTGCCTGTTCAATATCAAGACCTCTGCCTTGGAGTCCTAATTCCTGAGAACGGAATCCTCCAGAACCGTACTCACTGTTTGTTCGTAACGATTCGTTACTAAGTCTACCTTGCTCGATACCAAGCATACCCTGACGATACTTCATTTCATCACTTGCATTAAGAGCTTGAAGGGCAAGAGACTTATTTCGGTATGTCTGATCAGCGATAGCTTTCGCCACATCTGCCTCATACCCTGCCCTTTGAAGTGCCTCTTGGTAAGCATCAGCCATTAATTCTGCTTCAATGGATGCAAGAGTACGGTCAAGCATAGACCTTGCTTCATTCTCCTGCTGAAACCGGGCATCACTGGAAAGGAACCCCGATGCCGATAACTGATTACGAACCATCGGCAAAGTCTTACTATCGAAATCAGCTTTAGCTTGATTTTTTCTCTGATCCATGAGGTTTTGTTTTGTACCGAGTACCTCTTGGTAAATCTGACTAATATTAGGCATAGCCATAGGTTGTTGTTGCCCCATTAACTGATTAATTAAAGCCCACAGTTGTTCCATCTCAGGTTGTTGCTGTAGTGGTGGTTTTTGCATATAGGGGGCAAATGCTGTAGCCTCTGCTTGATTAACTATACCCTTAACCCTATCAGGCAACGTATCGTAGGAAGGTAATGGTGATGTGTTACCCCCATACTCACCATAAGCTATCGGCCTATCTGTAGGAGCTGCTGGCGCACCTACACGGGATAGTTCTGTCTGTGCCTTAGACTGTAGTTGTGGTGATAATTCTTGAAACCAGTTAGGGTTATACCCTGAGATACTTCCGGGGTCAATAGTTCTTGTAACTGCCAAGGTTAAACACCTCCTTTATAGGTTAAGGAACCTCTTGACATGTTCGTACTTAATACCGTAGCCAAGACCCACAATCTGTTTTTGTGCATCAAACCAACGAGCTACTACCACACCTACCAGATCACCATACTCGTTAAAAACAGGCCCACCGGAGTTACCCGGATTAATAAGTGCATTGGTCTGAAAGTTCCTGCCCTCGCTTCTGTCATCGTGACTCACTTGACCTACCGAGAGAGTATCGGTATGACCCGCAGGTGAACCGATAAGACCTACGGCTTCTCCGTACCTCGCCGCACGTTTAGCCAGCTTCAGTATCGGTTTCTTAACAGCTACCTTTACCAAAGCAAGGTCGAAGTATGAGTCTTTCTTTACCACTTTACCGAGGTAATTAGGTGAACCGTCCTTGATTATTGTGACCTCGGAAAAATCACCTACAACATGATTGTTGGTAAGAATGTAACCGGCATCGTCGAAGAAAGCCTGTTGGTCAACATACGCACCACTACCAAGACCGGCAGGTGTGGTAATTGTTACAACTGACTGTCTAACTGTCGGGGCCACATCTGAAAAATCACCATCACGCTTAGCCTTTAGGTATAATAGTGTGGCTATCTGCGCTCTTGTAACAGGCTCGTCAGGCTTAAAAGTACCATCAGGAAAACCGTACATAATACCGTTTTCCACACACCACCTCAAGGCTTCGGAATACCAAGCATCTACCGGGACATCTTTGAACATATACACCCCTCCAACTCTTCAAGCACTACAAGGAGTAAATCTCTTAACTCCTCGTTAGTCACTTTATCCTTCTGTTTCATGGCAACCATAAGTTGTTTATGTGTTTCTTTCTTTAGTGTCTTTTCGCCTTTTTCAACTTTTATCACTCAATCACCACCTCCACCTCGCCCCAAGCGTTTCCGCATCGGGCTGTCAGTTTAAAGGTTCCCGGTTCTGCGCTTTGAAATTGTGTTTCTGCGATACCGTCAACCGGGGTCAGTTCTTCCGATTGGCCTTGGCATGATATGATAATTGGGTTTTCTGGTTGTACAGTTTCATACTGACCAATTTCCAAGTTAAACCTCTGGAAAGTTAGCGAAACGTTTATTACTTGGTTCAACGGTACTGGGTTAACTTCTGGGGTTATTTCTATTTTTTCAATTGGGAAAACTGGCTTAGTTATCCGGCTACCACTTGGAGCTATTACTATGCCATAAACATAATCACCCTGAATTATCATGATAACACCACCGCCACTCCCATAATATTTACGCCTGATGTCGTGTTTATCTCATACTTAAAACTGCCCTTAAAACCTATAGGAATAAGTCCTATCGGCCCTGTATTAGCGGCATTTTGCCTAACATGGCCCCAGTTTCCTATCGGGTCATAAAGTGGGCTAAACTCCCCGATACCACCATTTCCATACGTACGCCATCCCTCGTCTTGTTTAATTGCCAAAACGGAACTTGATGTGTCATCTAATACTGCACCGTCAACTGTTAAAACAACTCTACCTTGCCTGTCCGTGGTATCTGCTGACGCAATAGCAACATACGCTAAACCCTCTCCAGTCACATCAATAACCGTTTGTAGCGAATTGGAGTTTGTTTTTAGTCTTGCGTATGTTGGTGTTTTGGCTGTCCAATCAAACGCTTGCGGTATAGAACCTATCCAAGTCCAAAAAGGCATATGCAACTCTGGTGTCGTATCACTTGTACTAACCCTTGTAAGTGTAAACACCAACCGCAAAGTTTTGTAAGTTTTAGTGTCAATACCCGACAAATCGCCACCATCGGTCACACTTGCAATTAATACGTTATTGCTCGTATCTTTAACCGCACAAGTAACGGTTGTATTCGCCGGGGTTACTGTTTTAAAGTATAATTTTAACCATTCGTAAACATCCTCGGTAACGTCAAGGGTTACGGTTCCTGATAAAGGGGGACCGTACAGCCCTATCTCAGCAATATCGGCTTGTGAAGCACTTCTAACTGCTGTTACATATATACGATAATATAAATATGCTGTCGTATTCGCTATGTTGTATATCAGTATTGCCCCTTCTGCTGGAAGAGCAACGCTGGTTTGCGTGTCAAGGTCTGTCCAAGCTGACCCATCATTTGACCCTTGCAACTTCCAGCTATCCGGGAAGGACGCGTTGCCCGGATTCCTTACTTGCAACGTATATCTGTTCACAACAACCGCAGACGGGAATTGGTATGTTATTGTTGGGGTAGACGAAGGGTATCCACACCAATAAGTGCTTGCGTTTTGGTCAAACGCTTTCCATGCATAGTTGGTGCCATCTGTTACGTTTGCGCTAACTATACCAGATGGTTCTGTGTTACTTGTCATAGCTGGTGTTAAAATCGTTTGCCCCAAAGTCGCAACACTAGATAAAATCATGGTACCACTTAAAACCGCACCATTAAAACCACCGTTTATCTGCAATCCCGGTGTACTACCAATCCTTACAATATCTCCACTTCCCATACTTACACCTCCACCAAATATAAACCGTCATTATCAACTCTTAAAAGATATTGAACACTTGTGTCTTGATTGACTATATGATGAGATTCTATGTTGTCATTTATATGAGTAGTTAAATTACTCTGCACCGCATCTGCTTTTGCTTGCGCTCCTGCTGGTGTTTCAGCACCTATACTTGCTGGTGTTATTTCATCTGTTCCACCTGATGCGTGTTGGTCTGCGTGTGCTGCTGGTACAGCTTCACCTGTAGCAATAATAGTAATCGTTTTTGCCGTGTTATTAGGAGTTATTGTGATTCCTGTTCCAGCCACTAAATCAACATTACCGCCAGCATTAGAAACCCCATCAACCGAAGCTATGGCCCCTACCTGTGCAGATGTAACACTGTGAGGGTTATTGGTAAGCGCGCCGTGAGTGTTTACTTTAGCTTGCGCTCCTGCCGGAGTTTCGTGTCCAGCATGAGGAGCAGAGGCGGCTATATGGGTATCAACTTGTGCATGTGTATTTGTCCCTTTATCGGATAGGTTTGTGTGGCTTACTGTAGCCCCATTGTTTGCTGTACCGTTATGACTGTGACCTGTAGAAGCATGAAACTTATCCCACAAACCTGATATACTAGAGGCGGCACTGTCATACCAGTTAGTTACACTTCCTTTAACAGCCTTCACACTTTTAGCAAGCCAGCTAAGTAAACTTGTTAAATCACCTGTGCTTGCATCTCCAACTAACGTTTGATCTACTGTTCTATTGCCTATCTTTGCATCGGTAACAGAACCGTCTGCCAGATTATCAGTATCTATCCCACCATTCAATACCGCTAAGATGTTATCAATGTCCTGTTCTAATGCATCTTGACCGGCGGAACCTTGAGATAATTCACCATCACTAGCACTAAAAACCCTTGAAATCGGCACTGTCTCATCACCTCTCTTTTTTATACCTCCGTTACATCTGCCTCAGTAGCCCAAGGCATAGTACGCAATACCATAGCACCAAAACCATATATATGACAAGGCTCATCAACCGTGTTATTCTGAAATCTCACCTGTAACCTATCACCAAAAAAACCTACAGGTAAAGATTTACGGATAAGGTCTGTCCATCCCCACTTCTTACCCCACACGCTGTTACCCCACACAAAAGACTCTTGGAGGTCAACATCCCATTCTTTGCTTTGATACTCCATAACAGCCGTAATACTAACATTCGATGCTATCAATGGTTGTGGCGCACGTAAGAACATCCTCAAAACAAACTGTCTGCCCTCGTTTCCGAGAAGTCTTAAAAGACCTGTTTCCACATCCATTGTAATGACCTCAGACACATCGTTATATACACCGTCTGCAAACTTCTTAACATGGCCTGATGTGGAAAGAGCATCGGCATAATGCAACACGCCATCACGGGCAAGCCAATCGTTGACATAAATACCTTCCCACAGAACCCATGCTCCCTGATGCCAAGGCGTATTCGGTATCCTGATAAGAGTATCCAATACCAATACACTGTCGTTGCATGTACTTGTTGAATACTGCTGAAAGGCTAAGTAATACTTACCATCGTGGCCTATGGCACACATATTCTGTTTGTTGTAAGCATTACGAATGTATGAGGCTATAGCATCCCCTAGTCTTACACTCGAAGGGTTATCCTTATCAAGTGTCTTTAAACCGTAGACGTTACGCCTCCCTGGGTATGCAAGCATATCTCCTACAAGAGCTACAGCCCTTCCAGAACACGGCCCCTCCTCTGCCACAATTTTAAATAAGGAACGGTTTGTAGTGTCCGTAGGGTCATTGAATAACGCCCACACCTCTCCGGGAGTATAAGCACCTGACTGTCTAAGAATAGCAAGTCCGCTAAGAAAAGGCTCACACCGTACTATTTTGGAAGCATTACTAGACAGTAGATTTATTTGCCGGTCGGCATCCTTAAAGAAACCGGGATCTTCTAACTGACTGTAATATAAACTATGTGGACTTTCGGGATCACCATAGGCATACATCCTTGAACGGTAAGTAGCCAACCCGGAACACCTTTTAACTGCTGACATAGAGGAACTACCCGACGAGGCCGCAACGGTTGTAGTGCCTGATGATTTACCGTTGGTGCGGTAGTATTTGTCACCATTAACAAAGTAACAGTAGTCAATCATAGGGGTAAAATGCAGGTTAGCGTTAGCCAATCCTGTTGTCAGCTCTGTCGTACCTTCTAGTTTTAGCCTTGCACCGGAGGCGTTTAATTTAAACACATCACCGCCCCAACGCTCGAAGTCAAAGATACGCTTTAATGCTCCTCCTGTACTGTATCCTCCGGTACTTCCTGCATAAGTAGTACCGTCCCTCTTTTTAAATCCTCCCGACCTCTCAAGGATTATGTTTTTAGCAGTACGCAAGGCACGAGGGTCTAGGTTGTCAATAGAGGTCATAACGTCAAGACCATAACTGAAATCCGCATACTGGATTACCTGCCATGCCTGTTCTTCCTCTACACCTATACTTAAATCAGGCTCATAGAAGTTCATCCTGTGTGCCTCCAATTCGTGTGACTATACACATCTACAGTCCCCACATACCCTGTCTGATCTTCTGCCTCATCGTCTGCAATCTCACGCAACCTCCCGTGATACATAGATGACCTCCGAGTGGCTGTAGCAAAGTCCCTGTAATTCTCGGCTATCTGCCATAAAGCATAGTGGATATAAATATCATCCCATTCGGTAGGTGTGGACACACTCCCTGTACCGTCTGTCGGTAAAGCCGTAGACTTGTAAATATACTTTAGGGTAGCTGTGGAAGCTGTGGTTATAGCATCACTATCAGGAGCAGGTGTTATATAAATCTTACCCATACCCTTATCTACAGCATAGTACAAAGGTGTACCGGAGTTATCTGTATCTCTCCAATTCTCATCGTTCTCGTCAAGCCACTCAAGAGACACCAAACGCAGAGGGGTATCGTTCCACCATACAGCTTCTACCTCTTGACAATCAGAAGGAAGGTCGTAAGCGTAAGTATCCTCAGTAAGAGTTAAACTGTACTCCTTCTTCTTACTTGTCATTTTGTAAAGCTGTTTTTGAACATGCTCAAAGTGTCCAGCAAATATATTACTGCTTACACTTTCAGCTATAAAGTAATCGTTTTTACATTTAGTTATTAAACTAGATACGGTGCTTATTCTAAACACCCCCTTAAAAATGAGCGAAAGGAAGGCTTACGCCTCCCCTCCACCGCAGTAGAATACTTTACTTGTCTTGTGGTGCTTCCTTGGAAAGCCCTGAGTACGGCGACCACACTTTCAAGTAGTAACCGTCCTCTGCAACCCTACCACGCAGGTGATTGATGCTACCGTCAAGTTGTGCAATCTGTTCTTTAAAGTCCTTACTCATATTATCAAAATCTGTTATCATTTTGGCACGTTGGTTGATAAAGTCATTTATCTCCTTCTCGTGTCCCTCTATCCGGGCTTTCATACGTTGTCGGAACGGGTTGCGTTCCTTATACCCGTATGGGTAAATAGTCCTCAAAAGGTCTGACTTCGGAGATATTTTCACTTTAATACCACGACCACGAGCAAAACCTATAAAAAATTCCACAGACGGTCTTTGATTGCCATACTCACTGTCAGCACACATATCCACACCGTACAGGTGTATCTCTTCCCACTTACCTTCGTATATAGCTACAGCAAGCATGTAGGATATGGTGTTCGTAAAGTACCCATAATACATCAGGTCACTGTCAGTAGTACCTTCCGGTATATCATCACCAAAGAAGTACCTTATCAACTCTTCAATAGGGTATCTAATTGCATGAGGTATGTCGGGGAACCTCTCCTGCATATAAACGGGTATATTAGACTCCCTTAACTCCTTGAGATGATCACGCACATAAGGGTGCGCCTCAATCAGCTCCCTGTCGTGCATCTCAAACCACCTATCACCCCTCGGTATTAAACGGTATAGGTCGTTTAACCCCCACACCTCGAAGCTGGGATCATCAAAAGGGGCATCATCTCTGCTAGAGGGAGCAAAACCCATAATAATTAGTTTGGTTCTTTCCGAAACATTAACACTCATACAATTAAGATACCTCCTGTTTTTTAGGTTGAAGCGGCAACACTTGTTGTTTTTCCAATAATAATGTACCTTGCTGATGTCAGATACTCTACATCGAAGAAACCGAGGTTGGTAAACTTCATTCTACGATTCGTACCGTCGAATGTGGCAGCAGCCGTACTCCCTGAGTATACCTTCACCCATGCGGTAGAGCTTGCACTTTTACACAAAATACGCTTTCTCACTCCTGCTACAAGAGTACCGAGGTTGAATGTTTTAGCCGCACCTGCTGTTGACTTATCGAGTATAGAGTCACCATAAACAGATAGGGTAGTACCTGTAGAGGTTACGTTCTCTGTTTTAAAGGTACCTAGTAACAACTGTGTAGCCGCTGTTGATAAGGAACAACCCGATCCTATGGTTTTATTTTGAAGCACTTCTGCTACTTGACGAATAAGCGTACCGTTTTCTTTAAACCCTTGGGAAGAGTTAAACGGCCCTTTTATGTTACCCAATTTATTACACCTCCCTTAGAGGGATAAGGTCAAACCGGGTATTAAGTACCCGGTGAGCCTATCCAACCTCTGAAATCAGAATAACCGCAGGAGAAACGCTCATAACCGAGCCAACTTGCAAGCATGGTTGTAAACTCTTTGTCCTTGTTGAACTCAGGACGTATCCTCCACCAGAATATCAAACTCTCGAATGAAGGGTCTTGAAGGAACCATGCCGTTGCACTGGTCAAGTAATCCCACACAAAGGGGGTGATACCTTTCAGAGCGTTTACGTTGTTGTCTGTGGTATCAGACTCAAGGGGTGATTGGGTAATCTTAATCGCTGTAAACTCAAGGTCGGCAGGTATTACCAACCTCTTACCCTTCCACTCGATCTTCATCCCGGCATCGTCGGTCATCTTACGTCCAAGGGTAAGACCTGTTTTCAGTGTGGCATCAGACAAAGCACCGCTATGGAGGTTGTCCACAGTACCTCCAATAGCCCCCCGACGAGGGTGGCTGTTGGAGAACAGCGATACTCCGTCATAACCTGTATTGGCAAAACCGCCATTCAATACTTCAGCAGATATTTTCTCTGGCTTTTGTCTTGCACCTTTACCCAAAGACTTAGGAATCTTTTGAATGACATCGTACATTTCATCATCAACGAACTTGCGTTCAATCTGACACTGTTTACCGTATTCATCGTGGGTATATACAACATCATCTCCCGGACGAATAACGTCAGAGGTAGGCGCACCCATTGACTCTTTAACATCCCACTCACCGATACCTGCGATATGGTAGTCAGTCTCTTTTGCTTTCTTGGAAGTCTTGACTGTAAACAGAACGCTGAACTGTTCTGGCAGGTCTTTATATGATTGGAAGAATACCTTCCTTAGTCCCGGCTCAAGCAGAACTCCAAAATTTGAACTTGCTACTGGCATTTTTATTTCACCTCTTTATTAATTAGTTTACCTGCCTGATAAGACAGAACACTTATCGGCTGCTATTTTAACAAGTGCTTTCTTCTGCGTGTTGTCATAACCCACAAGAATAAGGGGAGCAGCACCGGTAGAGATACCTGTAGTGCTTATCTTATTCAAAGAACCCGGATACAGCTTATACCTAGAACCGATATTGGTACTGGCAAAGTTCGCCGCTGTGCTGTAGTAGTAAGCCTCAAAAATGGTATTCTCGGTAGGGACTATAACTTCCACATCGTACCCTGCCGCTGTGGATGAAGCCACATTACTTACAACCATACCAGCTATAGCGGTATCGTTTGTGGTGTAATTATCTAACGCCCCGGACTCGAAGTTGGCGAGATAGCCTTGTACCCATGTTTTACTAGCAGCAGACGGTAGCACTTTTACAACCGGAACACCACCGCCGTCCATTCTCGCAAATTGCATCTAACTTCACCTCTTTTGGTTTTTCTTTTTATGGAACCTGTCAAAATCATCAATATTTACTTTCTCACCGGATAAAGCCTTGAACTCGTCAGCATCCATTCCGAACTGAGAAGCTACATAGGCTTGATCCTGATTATCGAACTTGCCGCCGCCTGTTCCTATAGCAGAACCCCCACCTGATACCACACCTAAAGACCAGTTCTGCTCTCTTGTGGCTATTGCCCTCTGCTCGGCCTCACGTGCAAGTTGTTCGGCACGATTGGCACCATTGACCGCCCAATACGCTTGCTCAAGGGATACCCCAAACTTATCAGCATAGTCCTCAACATCTTTAGCAACCTGATCATAGTCAGCGTATTTTGGGTTGGTTTTAATCTGACCACGCTCGAAGTCTCGTTTTAACCTCTTGGTTTCCTGCTCGGTGTGTTTTAACGCACCTGCCATATTGGTAAATGTCTGAAACAGCTCAGGCGACATACCGGCAGGTGGTTGCACAGCCTGACCGCCAAAAGGCTGTTGTATCTGGTTTTCAAGCTTCTGTCTAATCTGTGTGGGCGTTAAACCTGTTACCTTAGTTAAGTGACTAACTACTGCCTCATGGTCTGCATACTGAGCTTTGATTTTTGCTTTCTCGGCTCTGATAGTAGCAGAAGCGGCCTCGTTACTCACACCGCCTGTTGCACCTTCACCAGCACCGCCTGTCTGTTGGCTCCCTGCCCCTTCACCAGCACCGCCCTGTCCATCAGGGTCAGCACCACCGGAACCTTCGCCACCACCAGCAGTACCAGCACCGCCATCCTCATTGAAACATACCCATGACGGTTGCTTAAAAAACCTTGTATACCACATATAATAATCCTCCTTTTAACGTCACGTTGGACGACTCGCCCGTTTTCAATAAACCCGGCGACGGTCAGTATTAGTTTTTATCTTTTAAGGTGTATTTTAAGTGTACGTTCTCCCGTCGAAGCCGAAGCCCCGAATGTGGAACCCTCTCCTCTGAACTGCACATACTTGAATGGTGCTAAAAGTGTGCCAAGGTCAAACGCCTTACTTGCTCCCACACTTCTTAATCTCTGCACCCCTCCGGTGGTATTGGATAACTCTCTTAAAGAACCAGTAGCATTACCTACTCGAATGGAAAGGTTAGCTACCGCTGTCGTCCACCCTGTAGATGTCTCTACTCCTGTATATACCCAATCCTCGATGTCAACCACAGCAGAGAGGGCTGTTGCCCCTGTACTCAGCGTGAATGACTTAGTCTGGCTTAATGGATAAGTCACTTTTCGTTACACCTCCTTGTAGTGTTTATATATAGGAGGGCCGGGAGGCCCGTGGTAATGGCATTCAGGACAGGTGACATATATACCTCGTCTTACCATAACACCGTAATTATCTTCTTCCATATATGCAGGAGGATCGCCGGGAAGCCTGTCACGAAACGCCGCTTTCTCACACCTCGGACACGATGGTAGCTCCATTCTCCTTACAGCCACATCCGGTCGTTTCATAAACCTAGAGGTAAAAGCATGACGTAGGTACTTTTCCTCAATAGGTCTTGTAACAATGTGGGCTTGTGGCTTAGCGGCTTCCTCAAGCACAGCTAAAGCCCTCTCGAACTTCTCACTGAATGTCCTTTTTACAATGTTCTGCATGTACGCTTTACTGAAAGTATTAGGAAGCAACTTGTCCACCTCCCATAGCTGTTATAAGATTATTGAGTATCTCAGGAGGTATACCCTGCTCCGTATTACCAAAAGGCTGTCCACCGGAAGGCATCGGTATACCTTGCTGCTGGTTCATCATAGCCGTTACATCAGGAGGTACATTACGACCGGCAAAAGTGCCTACAGGGTTCAAGGGGTCGATTACCGGGAAGTTCAAACGCTCCTTCAAAAACATCCTTGCTTCTTCTGTAGTGATAAGTCCCATCTGATGAAGCTCTGTAACTGACTGATATAAAAACGCCATGTTGTTAGGAAGTCCTGCACCAATACTTACCTTAATGTCAAACATGGCTTCCTTCATCATAGGATTACCGTCACTACCGACCAGCGGAGATAGACCGAACTCTTCCTCTCCTGTCTCCTGATTTACTGTCGGAGAGGGTATCAATCGTGGGATACTCTGTAACTGAGAACCCCTAAACCATATATAGTCCTCATTCTTACTGCCGACAATACGGTAAGCACGTTCCTCGGTGAAATACTCTTTAACGTAGTCAATGAGTAATTCCACAACCTCTTTGAGTCCTGCTTGTAAGAGGAATCTCTTATGGTTAACCCTCTTATTACCTGCTTCTTGTAGAGCCAACACAGCAGCGGCAGCACGTAAGCTACCCATCTTTCTACCTTCTGTAGCATCCGTCCGACCGCTGATAAGCTGAGACTCGAAGTTAATCGCCATGTTACGTCTGTTCTCTATGTAAGCTGGCATCGAAGGCGGTTGAACCATCTTCCAAGCTTCATGATCACGTGCAACAATATTAAGACCGGCCTTATTAGTCCACTTCTTAGGGTTAATACCGGAAGCTATACCTATAACCTTCTGTATATTACCCATAAGTCTTGCATTACGGCGTATTTGATCATCAAGGTCATTGATTAAGTCCTGTGTAGGTATTAAAAGTTCTACATCTCCCACACCCCACAGTACACCTTCCCTTGCGTAGCAAGGTATAGGAACCATAGGATACCTCCCATGACGGTAAAAGTTAAGCGATCCTCTTGTTTTCATATCCTCTTTGCTGTCATATAAAAGGATATTATTCGCAGTAACCCTTAAACGTAAGTAACACTTGCCTTCCCATATATCCTTACTCCACATCTCCACAAACAGGCACTTGTTACGGGATATTTCCTCATAACCGCCTTCTGTTGTCTCGTCCTCAAATATCCTCATATCACGTGGAGAAAAGTATTCATACGGCCTTAACGCTTTAGCCCTTGAACCGTAGATAGGGTGTCGTTTCACCCATCCGATAGACTTATACATAGCGTGGGCAGCAAAGTCACCCTCTTGGAAATTCTCTATAGATGTTACCTTCGGGTCAGGCATAAAGCTAACCGGACTTATGAAGTCAATTACAGGTAATCCTCTGCCACGCAGAGCATCAGGGCTATAATACACTTTAGGAACACCTATACCGAACTTGGTTCTGTGGTGTTCCCCCTTGTCGAGTTTAAAAGGTAACTGGTTTTTGTCTAAAATCCAGCGTATAATCTGTTGAATGTGCATGGAAAAAGCGTGGTCTGAAGGCTCCTCCCCTATAAGGAGGGTTTCAAGCGGTTGGTCTACGGTGTCGGCAACAAGGCTCTCAACAACAGGAAGGATAATATTTGTCTCCGAGCCGGGGTCCTCTTCCGAGGACGGTTCATTAACACGACCGAATGTGTAGTCATCAAAATCTACCCAATCATCGTGTAAACCCAACTCTTCCTTGTAGTCATAAGCGGCTTCATAATTACTGAGAACTTCTTTAACTCTAGGGTCGAGGCTCACTCCGAACCCTCCCTCTTCTTCTTATAAGGCTCCTCTGTAGGTGTTACAGGGTCTAAATTCATTGGTGGGAGGTCATCCATAATTGACATAAATGTTTTTCTTGGTTTCGGTACTTTTAACTTCTTAGAGTCATTTTGGGTTAATATGCTACAAATGTAATCAATATCCTCGCTTCGGGACTTTCTACCAATATAATATCCAAGATATACTAACAATGCAACTACAATTGTATACACAGGTATAAAAATAATATAGTTCACAGTAAATACCTCCTTACATATAATCTATATAGTCAACCTCAGTCATAAGTTCCTCGTTATCCAAGTCCTCATCAAGAGAGTAATGCCTGTGTTTAATCCTATCTCTAACTACCTTGCGAGGGTCTACCACCTCTAACCAATCACCAATCCTCGGTAAAGACACAAGGGTATAAGCAAGAGCATCATAAGCGTGGTCGTTTTGTTTCAAACGTTTGCCCTCTCGGTTGGAGTCCCACCGCTGGCCTTTAAGAGAATCAATGAGGTGTACACAGTTCTTAGCTATGAGCAATTTGTTCTTGATAAGGTACTGGTGAACCGTGGTGATCTTAGTATCATCGTCGTTTGTCAACGATGGTTGAAGTGTGATGCCCTCACGGGAGTAAAGCATAGCCGGTGACTCTTTATTAGCTCCCCTGTTCCTTGTGGAAGGGTCGGCCCACACCCATGATAACCCGTGTGCCTTAATCCATCCGGCTACCACTGAAATATCGGCTTCCTGTTGGTGGTACTCATCAGTAACCACAACCAGTCCCGTTGATGGGTCTTGTCGGCAGATAAGAGCAGCGGTAGGTGCTGCCACACCGAAGTCAAAGCCCCCCTCCTTCGCCCACGATGTACCAATATCGAGACTACTCTTCTCTTCTGTATGAGTACCCTCATCAAACTCGGTGAATATCTGCCCCTCGAACACATCGAAAGAGGCATCAAGGAATCTCTTGACCCATGTATCGGGGTTATTTGCCCGAAGCATTTCCTCATAACCGGGAGGCAGGTAAAGGTTGTCCCTGGTCTTAACGCAGAAACCCATGTAGTCTTTAGAGTTTTTTCTGTTAGGACTGAAGAACCAATTATAAACCCAATCTCGACCACCTGAGTTCGTAGTAATAAATCCACGTAACGGCCCCACAAGCCCTCTAAGACGGGCCTGTAACATCTGAAATGTGGACTCAGGAACCTCGGAACCGTCAGGCTCGTGGGCTTCGTCAATCCACCAACCGTCAACATCAAGAGAACCGAGCTGTCCAGGGTCATCGAGGTGTCTGAAAAGTATCTCTGTGTAAAGACCGGGGACAGGGGTATGGAGCATAAGCCTACCCCTTGTCTCCTGCCAGTGGGCTATAAGCTGAGGGTCAAGCTCATCAAAAAAGGTCTTTTGCGTGGTGTCCTTTAAAGCAGTAGAAGTCAAACGACCCACAATGAAACGTCCACCGGGGTACATCTGACTCCATTTAATTATCTCCTGTGAACCCATCTTGGTCTTACCACCACCCACACCTGACACCATAGCCCTGTACTTAGCGTTACAAGTGTGGAACATCCTTTGGTGTGGTAAAGGCTGATATGGTTCACGTTTTACAAATGTTCCTTTTTTAATTCGTTGACTAAACTTTCCCGGCATTAGTTCAAAATCTCCTCACCTTTAGCTATAGCTTTTGCCCTCACACACTCTTCCGGTGACATCACATCCTGATTGACAACAAACGTAACACCTGTACCTGTGCTTGCGAGTTTAGCATCCATATCCACACGATCTCTATAAACTGCCGGTCTACGGGCCTTCAAGAAGAATGTAATCATTGTCGGGTTTCCGGTAATAGCAAGCCTGTAACCCATATACTCAATGTCCTGTGTGAAACACTCAGCGGCTTCCTCACACGCTTCTCGGAAAAGTCTACAATGTTTTTGGTAGTAGTTGCGTTCGGTAAGAGATACACCTGAGTAGTCCGAAGCGTGGTTAAATGTACCGTGGTCTGCGAGAGCTTTGAGGAACAGTATCATTCTCCGTACCACATCTACCCTTGTGAGATTATGCCTCTTCATATAATCCTTTAGCTCTCTGCTCTGACTTACTTCGTGTAGAGCCGAACTCCTGTCTAACAGGTTAGCAACCCGTTCCTTACGCTGTGCTTTAGCTATTTCAAGGTCTGCCTGTGTAACACGGACAGTCATGGCAAGCTCTTTAGCTTCGGCTATCTCTTCCGCAGAGTATCTCCCTCTCGACTTGCCTTTCTCGGCTCTCTTTGTACTCAAGATGTTACGCTCAAGATCGTCTAACTCAAGTTTCTCCTTCTTTCTCGCCACGTTTCGTAACACCTCCTTTGGATAAATATACCCTAATACTTAAAAAAAGGCAAGAAAAAGACCCACCATATCTGATGGGCCTTCTTCCGAAAGGAGAGAAAGGAGAATGCCATTGGGCCTGACCATGCGTTTATTATTATGTAAATACTATACTCCTTATCTTTCCAACTTTCAATAGCTTTATTCCTTTATTTTTCGACAATCTTCAACATCAGGATAACGCCCATTCAAGATAAGAAAACTCAAAAACTCTTCTATACTTATCTGCAACTTTAAAGCCTCCATCTTCAACTTCTGCTTTGCTTCCTGACTAATACGGGAAGTAAACTTAACCTTCAATAATTATCACCTTCTTTCAAGATTTAATGCAGAACTTAAACCAAAAGCAATTTCATTACCGACTGCATAAGCAAAATCAATGTCTTGTAGTAGTTTACGCTCTTTCTCGTTGTCTATAAACAGTATCTCAAGAAGAGAGGAATCACAATGCTGATCATCCGTCTGTTCTATAACATAGTAATTCTTATACTTTTTACCCCTATCTACAATACCATACTGTTTGAGGTATGCCATAGTACAATCGTGTATTACATTACGTTTATAATCGGAATAGCTACCACCCTCTGAAACCTTGACGTAACTCTCAAAACCTTTACCGCCGCCGCTGTTTGCGTGTATAGATAAGTAATAAGTAGCACCTACTGTTTTTGCAAACACCACAGGTATAACAAGTTCGTCCCTCTTGTTTGACGGTATCCACATACTCGGTTGAATAATATACACTGTAGCTTTATAAGATGTCAAAGCCTTTTTAACCCCATTGGCTACCCACCAGTTAAATAACTTCTCATTAAAACCACCACTTACAGCACCCGGATCAGAACCTCCTTGCTAATGGCCCGGATCAATAACAATAATATGTTTGTTACTATCCTTAGACACTAGCACACCACCTCCTTAATAAATCTACCATAATTGTCCCTACTACGCTTATGCAATATATTATTATGACAGGATACACACACAACTTGAAGATTATCTAATGAATTATTTTTTCTATTTTTATCTTTATGATGGATATGAACTCCTTCTGTTACACCACAAAACTCACATACCATTTCTTTATGGATAAGTGCGATCCTACGCCATGTGTCCCCTTTCATAGAACTCCTACCGTCTTTGTAGGAGGGGGCAAGGACTCCTTTTCTACCAAACATAGGATTGTTACAACCAGAAACATCAGCATGATTATCACTTATTCTCTTACGAACATCATCCATTTTAGAATAATTATTATACAGGTTACGAAAAGTAACACCACAGCTGATAGAACAAAATAAACCACGACCCTTTCGCACTACACAGCAATCAACAAGAAAAATACTCTCACACTGTTTACAAATACGTATGAATTTCATACCGTCACCTCCTTACTACTTCTTGAGACTACAAACAAAGTTCCACGATGCCATCTTATAATACTCCGGTATCTCCCTTAGTGTAATCTTATGCTCAAGAGCCTCAAAAGTGAACCCCTCAAACAACTCATAAAGATGTTCTCTGCTTGAAAAATGTACCTTACCCACACCTTTAAACAGCCCGTCTTTAAAATCGGTATAAGTGAAACCATCTACAACTACAGTATCCCTTTTCCTGTGGTATCCATCATGGTCTGTAGAGAACCAATCTATACCAACGTATTTACCTCCGGGCTTCAGCTTGTCCTTTACAAGTTCGATACAACGCTTGATACTTTTTGTATCGTTATGGGTTACGGCTGCTCGATCGAAGATAAGGTCAAACTGACCTTCAAATGGAATCTCTTTTGTGAAATCGGTACACTTAAACTCAACATGAGGGTAGTGCATAACTCCGTGATAAGAATTACAAAGACTTATAGCTCTTTTACTACCGTCAACACCAAAATAATAACGTACAGGAGTATACACAAACAACCCAACATTAGCCCCTGCCCCACACCCTAATTCCAATATTCTAACAGTTTTTGAATCTGTATACCTTTTTACAAACGAAACAAGGTCACTCCAAGGCCACCGTGAAAGGTGTCTGCCCTCTCTAAATTCCCTATCCCACTCAGGCGAGAATGTCATTTATAACACCCCCCTCCGTTTCTTTAACAAGTATTCAGCGTATTCGAGATCGGCTAAAGTATCAATATCTACCGACCGTTCTCTCGGCATGAAGTAAGGAACTACCCTACCGCCGTAAAAATCCTTGCACTGTTTTAAAGAATCAGCATAACCAAAAATAACAGCCCCGTTGTGGTGATAAAGTGTTCTCCACTCCTGTGACTGCTCTCTTATCTTGACAGGAAACTCCTTCTCTAAAGAGCCTGACTCTTCCACAGATAATGCTTGGTATGGGTGGTAGTAGTATTCGGTAACACTCATTACAAAATCACACTCTGCCGACTTGAATATCTTATATGCTTTACGAATATCACCAGCAGTACGTAAAGGGCATGTAGGAAGAAGGACAGAAAAAGTAGCCATCCGTATAGAATAAAACTCAGTTAACAACCACACAACGTCAACAACTGTATCCTTATCGCCTACAAACTTACTACCTCTATCATAATTGTATACATCCATCTCGTCTGCCACACTAAGAGCTATAGGGTCATCCGATGTAACAATAATCTCGTCAAACACCCCACTGTCCTTCGCTGCTTTAATAGTGTAGTATATTAAAGGTTTACCGTCACACATGATAACATTCTTCCGGGGGAGTCTCTTACTGCCCATACGGGCAGGGATTATACAAATAGGATTAGACACTACTAATCACCGCCTGTAACAAACAACCAAACATACCAAGTAAAAACAATAAAACTGAAAGAGCTAGAAGCAGAAAAGTAACAACCATCATCCTCTCTAACCACTTATCAACATTATCAACAACACCATCTATCCAACCCGTTATGCGCTCAAACATCCTCCCACCTCACCATCTCATTCCTCTTTACGTCACGGACTAAAGGATTTCCAATAAACCTGTCAGCCGTAAGAGGTGATATACCTGTCCCCGGTCTACGGCAAGCGAGGTGCTTTTCCTCCACCACAGTGCCTTCGGAGAGGTCGGCATCATACACAAGGGACGTAAAGTATTTGTCTTTCATACGCAAGTCCTCAAGAGAGGGTTTAACAGTGTAATCACCAAGCATATCCTTAACAGCCCTCATCATTCCCACATACCCCCCAAGTTTAGCTGTGTGGAGTGCTTTATTGTGGTGATGTCCGGTATTTCCCGGAGTTATGGTTATACGTTTCTCAATATAGGAAGCACCTAATGTAATAGCTATAGTCTCAGGTAAATCAATTACCCTGTCAGAAGCAAACCCGACAGGGAGATTAAATGTATTACGAAGGTAAGGTATAGTGTTCATGTTGTACTCAGGTAAAGCACCATGACACTCATGCACAAGCATTACTTGTTTGTTGCCTTCCTTCTCAATAATGTGAAGCATTTGAAGTATCTCACCGATAAGAGAAGGGCCGAGATCAATCAGTATTGGCTTTCCTGTCCTAGCTACCCGCTTAATTAAGGGATAATGTCGGATGTCCCATGCACCTATCTTGTAAGCAGGTATCCCTAGCTGTTCGGCAAGATCAACGTCAGGAAGGTTGTCTACCGATACAAAGAGGGTAATATTAATGCTCTTAGCATAACGCACCATTTTCGCCCACTCGTCGGGAGTAAACATAAGCCCCTTAAACATCTGATACATATTAACCTTCTGAATACCCATAGAACTCTCGTACTCGTACATAACACCTTTATCTGCCATGAACTCGTCAGGATTAATCATCTGAAATTTCACAGCATCCATACCGGCCTGAGCAGAAGCACGAATTAAATCAAGAGCAGTATCTAAATCACCATTGGCTGTAGTGCCTACCTCCGCCGCAAGATACAAAGGTGCACCTCTGCCTATCATCTTACCCTCAATACCTATATACGGGTAAAAGTTTGTTGTTATCTGCACCTCTGAACAACCTCCCTCACATTTTTTATTACGAAGCCCACCTCTTCGTCAGTCATTGTTGGGTATAAAGGCAGACTCAAACACTCTTTAGCATACTCAGTAGCATTTACAAACCTGCTATAACAGCTATAATAAGGGTGTCTATAAATAGGTTGGTAGTGTATTTGTGTTCCTATACCCCTCTGATAAAGTAACTCTTTCACGGTATCACGGTTAGGCACACGAATAATATAAAGGTGTAAGGCGTGATTTATAAGGTTCGGTGTTTTTACCACACCTTTTAACTCATTGTTGTACCTTAAAGCTATAAGCTGTCTACGTGTGCTCCACTCACTTAGTTTTTTTATCTGACTCATTCCCAAAGCACAGCTAATATCAGACATACGATAGTTATGTCCTATACTTACTGTCATACGTCTATCGTCCCTTCCGTTATCACGGAACCGTAGTAGACGTTTAAGAACTCTCCTGTCATTAGTAGTCACAGCACCACCTTCTCCTGTGGTAATGTGTTTAGCAGGGTGAAAGCTATAAACAACCGCATCCGATTTACTGTTATAAATGTAACCGAAAGCATGGCAAGCATCCTCCACAACCCTACAACCTCTCCTATAAGCTATCTTCCTGATAGCCTCCATATCACACAGCTTGCCTCCTAAATGAACGGGAACAATAATATCCCCCTCGTCTGCCTTAAACTCAATATCACCAATATCCATACAGTAAGTATCGGGGTCAATATCGGTAAGATAAACCCTAGCACCTTGGGATACGACAGCATTAGCTGTTGCCACAAAAGTTATAGCAGGTACAAAAACCTTTTGAAAATTAAGATCATCACTAACCGCATAGTAGGCAGCTTCGAGAGCAGACGTACCGGAGTTGAAAACTACCGCATACAAAGAGCCTGTTACTTCTTGTATCTTACGCTCGAACTCTTCAACAAGCGGCCCTTGGGTTATCTTTTCCGAACGCAAACACCTAACAACTGCTTGTATATCGTCCTCGTCTATACAGTGTTTAGTGTAAGGAATCATTACATATCACTCCTATACTCAAAACCTTGAGGAACCGATACCCCTTTTACCGAACCCCTATCCCACCAGTTAAACTCAGGCTCAATCACATAGTAATTACCGCAGTCTATTGTACGCCTTCCTTCCTCCTTGGTGATAAGAACTTCGTGCAGTTTTTCTCCGGGACGGGTGCCGCTGCAAGACACAACACAATCAGGGGCAATAGCATTTACCACATTCAAGATAGACTTTGCTTTTAGCTTTGGTACAAATACCTCGCCACCTTGCATATTACCGATACCCTTCAAAACAAAACCAACCGCATCCGACAGAGTAACCCAAAAACGAGTCATGTTAACATCGGTAACTGTAACAATACCATTCCCTCTTTGCTGTTCAAAGAGCTTAACTACACTACCCCTGCTTCCCCACACGTTTCCGTACCTTACAATCGAGAACAGGGTACGCTCATCCATACCACCAGCATAAGCATTACCGTTAATGAATAGCTTTTCCATGCACAGCTTGGTAGCACCATAGAGATTAACCGGGTTACATGCCTTATCCGTTGAGAGGGCTACCACCTTCTTAACACCGCAGTCAATAGCAGCCTCGATTATGTTCTGCGCTCCAATGATATTTGTCTTGATAGCTTCGAAAGGGTTGTATTCCGCTGTGGGTACTTGCTTTAATGCCGCAGCGTGTACCACAATATCTACGCCTTGGAACGCTCTGCAAAGTCTGTCCTTGTCACGAATGTCCCCAATGAAGAAACGCAGACGGTTGTCATTGAACTGTTGCCCCATCTCCCATTGTTTCAACTCATCACGGGAGAATACTACAACCTGTCTTGGATTATAGTTATTAAGTAGAGTCCTTACGAACTCCTTACCGAAGGAACCCGTACCTCCGGTAATCAATACTCTCTTTTCGTTTGTAGCTAACACACGTTCATCCACCAATCAATCACTCCCATATTCGGTACAAATTCTTTAGTCCGCTGTTGCTTATACGTGGGATGCTCGAACTCATGGTAAACAATCTCAATACCTGCTTTTTTGAAATCCTCTTCCTTTAAGTAATCCTTACCGAACGGCCCTGAGAGGTAGGTACTTGCTCCAAGGTGTTTACAGACACTCAATACGAGTTCTGATCCTTTACCTCCAACGGGTAAATCACTTGCTCGGCATATTTTTGTATCTATACCCATAATAAAAACCCAATGTAATAGTTGATAGTGACAGAGGTCAGCTATATTTATAACAGGGGAGTGGTAGTATAACTGATCAAGCAATAACTGTTTAAACCCAAAACGGGAACACCTCTTGTAGTTACAAATAATAGAATCAAGATGCTTACTTTTCCAATCTGTTGAGTTATCAATCAGCATATCTTTAATAGTTGATTGAGTGTGTCCCTTGAGCCTCACCGGAACAGTAAGCCATTGTGGGCCTTGTGGTGTGAGTATCTTATTACGATTGATAAATGAGTTCTTCTCAAATTGCACATTATCAAGAACCACAAAAACGTCAGACTTCTTGATACGGTCAAGATAGCCTAACCACGGGAGGTACGCTGGCTGGTGAATCGACACTATCATAGTAATACTCCTTCACTTTCATAGGATTACCGCTTACCAATGAGTACGGAGGTATCTTTACAGGGTCTACCACTGTCCCGGCGGCTATTACAGAGTAATGACCGATGTGCGCTCCTCCCTTAATCATACAATGGGAACCAACAAACACATTGTTCTCCAACACAATAGGACGATACTCATGCTCATCCATCAAACCGATACACTTTTTATGGCTGTCAGCCACATTAATAGCACAAAAGGAACCGATGTCGCAGTTATCTCCTATGGTTATAGACGAGTGTTTGCCATTAAGCTCTGTCCAAAAACCGACAGACACGTTCTTACCTATCTTAACCTTACCTCTAATCCTCACACTAGGATACTTTTCAATCCTTCTTAAACCCCTCAAGCTTCTCCCTCCTTCCTAAAACGTACTCACGCATTTTCTTTACTTTTCCGCTAATCTCAAAACTACCGTTTCCTAATGCTACTCTAGCATTGTTAATATCACGCACATAATCACGGAACTCATCAGGAGTCAGCGAGAAGCTGTGATCAGGCCCGTCAAGCTTGTGGTCAAGTGTGAAGTGCTTTTCAAATACAACAGCACCTTGGGCTAAAGCGAGCTGTGCTGCCAACGATGAACAGGTATGGTCGGAGAAACCAATAGGGATACAAAGACTGTTTTTTAAGTAACGAATACGTGCGACATTAGCACCCCATAAAGGTGTAGGATACAGTGAGGTACATACCATGAGTGCTATGTCACCATACACATAATCAAACGTATTCATAATCTCGTGAAAGTTTTTAACCATACCGCATGATAAAATGAATGGTTTATCTGTCATACTGCGCATCTTTTTAATCATTTCAGTATTATTGAAATCGTCAGAGCCAATTTTCACGTAAGGTACATCCAACGTGAGCAGGAACTCAAGGTCTGATGGGTTCTGAGCAGTAGCAAAAAAATCAATGCCTATCCAATATGCATAAATCTTTAAGTCTATCCACACCCCCAAGGGAAGCTCACACTTCTTGAATGTCTCATACAAAGGGTCATCAGGTGTGGTAAACTCGTCAGTTACATACTTCTGAAACTTGATAGCATCAGCACCGGATTTTTTAGCTTCTTGTATCATCCAAGAGGCTATCTCAGGATCACCGTTATGATTAATACCTGCTTCAGCTACTATATACGGATACTTAGTAAACAATGCCAACCCTCCTCACTGTCTTAAATGCTTCAGCGTATGTGCATCCTGCTTGAGTACCCCGGTAACGTGCCAGTGTTTCAATAGCTGATGCATTACGGGCAGGTGTATCCTCTTTGTAGAGGTTAAACAACTGTACTTTTTCAAGAAGCGTGTCTTTAATATCGACGAAGGTATCAGGCTTGAATAGTACTGATGCAAGCTCTGTGGATGAGGGAATCTCAAAGGAGTATATCTGTTTAACTGAAGGATACTTAAATGGTCTGCAAGCTGTAACAACAGCTTGATAGGTAATACGATGGTCAATGTTCAAGTCATGCTCGTAGTGTGTGAGTATAGTTGTGGGTTTAATCCCCTTAATCGCACCTTCCACACGCTTTACCACATCGAGGAATACCTCTGAATCAATCATGTTATCAGGAATACCTGCAAATATAGGGTTTTCGCAGAACAGCTTAGATGCTACTACTTTGCAAGCCTCTTGCCTTTCTGATACTGCCACACCATAACTCTTATGATTATCTAAAAATATTCCGCAAACCTCCCCCGGATGACTGTGATAACGACTGCCTACACCGTCAGTCATTACACTCAGATACTTCTTCCCTTCCATCTGAAGCAGAGTACCACCGCAGCCTAACACCTCATCGTCGGGGTGAGCAACCACAACTAAAATACTCAAGGCTTGTCCTCCTTTATCTAAATATACAACACGAACACTTGAGCTTTGCCGAACGTGTCTTTAAGTACTCGTCTTTAAGGAACTCGTGGGGTACGTCACCACATAAGTCAACGAAGTAGTGGTCTTGTATACGCACCTGCCAATCAGAAAAGAAACCAAAATACACTATTGACGAGTCATCTGCAATATAGTAACCGCACTTATCCTTTAACATGTCATAATTTATGTCATGTATCGTACAATACCTGTATGCCATTTACTCATCAACCCTCTCGAACCGCCACACGTTTCTACCGCCTCTGTTCACCGATGCCATGAACATACCCAAAGGTCTTGCATAGGTCTTATTGTCTTGCTTTCTAGCATACACAACCATGTCGGTACTCGTTTCAGTATGTAATGCTCTTGTGATAATAGTATACACGCCGCCTTTGAAGTGCTTCCACACCTCTCCGGGCTGTGGTGTACTTCTGGAACCCACTTGTTTACCACCACCCTTTTTATTTAATAAGGCGTGGGATAGGGGGGTACCCACCCACGCTTTTAATTATGATATGGACAAACACCTGTTATTTTAATAGAAAAAGGTCAAAAAGGTAAAATACAGAGAGGGTTTTCACCTCCTTGTTATTTTTAATAAGAAATGTATGAAGTAACCGGAAAGGGAGGTTCACCTCCTTTTAGTTGTCAGGGCTTGTCCATTAATCATCTAATTAGTATAATATACCAGCTTGCTGGCAAAGTCAAGAAAAATTTCCCACATTCTTTTAGGCTCTCGTCCTTATACCTGATTGTTTACGTGTCCTGATTACCACATATCCCTCGTGTTTTCGTCGTGGACGGGTGTCTTTCTAGCGTGGACACGAGTACACGGCTGGTTTTCTTATACAAAAGGGTATAGTATTAAAGTTTGGTAAAAATTTAGAGGGGGTTAAGTATTTGTGTATAAGTAAACCCTTTACCTTAAAAATTTAGAGGGTGGATACGACCATCCATTACCCCGTTCGTGCCTCCCCCTAGGGGGTATACCTGAAGGCAAGGGGTAAACTAGCACGTAGATTTAAAGAAACCGGGTATTTACACGGGTATAACAGTATAAAACGTAGTGATATCAAGGCTTTGGGTTACTTATTTACAGGTGTATAGTGTAAAGGGCTTGGATATAGAGACGGTTAAAGGAGAGAGACTTAAAAAGTCTCTCCTTTTACCATTTATCCCCTTTAAAAAACCGTTTTTTATATATATAAGGCCCGAAAAAGACACATTTCCACCCCAGGTGGACACTAAACCCTACAAGCCTACAGCCTCAAGGCTTCCGTGTCACAAAAAAAGTACCCGATTTTGCCCTTATACCCACGGAAATAAGCGATTTTTTTCGTTAACAATCGTAACGCAACTTTTACCTAAAAACCTTACAACCCTACAGCCTCAACGGGTACAAGATTTTTTAAACCCTTGTAATTAAGTGTTGACAAACGTAACGTATCTATGGTAAGATACCTGTAAGGATTAAACACTGGACTAAAGGAGGGCAGACAGCGCACGACAAACGACACTCCACAAAGAGCGACACCACAGTGTGGGGCAGGTGTTATATTAGCAAGTGGCATAAGTCGGGCAGCATAACCACACACGCAACAGAACCAGACAGGGAAAGGGATTTTTTGGTGGTAGATTAAACAATAAAGTATAATAAGGAGGAAACGAAAATGTATGCATTGGAATACAGGGACGATGAAGGCAACAATTATAAAATTGAATATGATTGGACATGGTTTGAAGCTCTAGCAACTATTAAAGATTTAAAACGGGACGGGTTTACAGATATTGAATTGACTTACATAGGAGAGTAAACATAAACCCCAGCCGGGAGGGTAAAGTCCCGGCAAATTAAAAAATAGGGAGGGGTTTTAAAACGGTTGTTTTGCTGAGATTAAAATACTATAAACAAATAATCAGCCATGTACAAGGGAAATAAAAAACAAGGAGGAACAAAAAATGTCTAAAATTAATGTCTATCCGTATGAGGAGAGCAACGAGGTTATTGCGAGGGTTAACTACAATAATGATCTAGACTACTGGGACGGGAGTAACTATACTAACGGAGGTGTGGGTATGCATAAAGGTATTACACGGCTTAAAGATGGCAGATATGTTATCATCTACGGTAGTCAGTGGCAAGGATCGAGGGATTATGGACTACCTGTCTCTGATAAGGAGGCATTAAACGAAATCCTCAATAGTGATAATGAGGAACTCCTTGAGAATCCCCGGTTTGCTAAATTAAAGCAACTAGCAATAGAATCCGGGCTGTATGATAGTGAGGGTTAAACCCGTCTGAAGAGTCCTAAAGGACGAAACACGGCTATAGAAGCCGTGTCACGGGAGGTGATTATATGATCAAGGATAAAT